ACATTCTCTAATGTAGTCAATGGAATTTACACATTCTTCAAAGTATGGCAAGATACAGATGCAGATATGAATCGAGGTACCGCTATGCGGAACTTGGCGAATCTTGATATGGATAAATTCGGAAAGGATTAAGATGAAGTTTAAATTAATTGATACAGAGCATGATGGTAGAATTATTAGGCAGACATTCGCAAAACCATTTGCCAATGGCCAATTAATTTTAGTATCAACAACAATTTTTGCAAATCATGCAATGCCTGATTTTATCACGAATAAGACAGAAGTCATGGCAATCGATGTTCCGATTGAACACGTATCGGAAAGCATCGTATTCGTTCCTAATACCGCCTAGGTCGCAAACTATTCCTAAGCTTCACCAATTCTTTTGGTGAAGCTTTCTTTATTCGCCCATCATGTATGCCGCGAATCTCATCTATCGATAGTTTACAACCAGTATACAATTCATTCCAATCCTTGATTATCCTCTTCTCCCCACCTTTTTCGTATTCATGTTTTGGCGGAATGCTAAAATATACGGATAATCCATTTAATAATACTACATTAGTCAAAATACTCTTTATCCCTGCGGCATCATTATCTGGGGATAGAATTACTCCGTTTTTTGGGCCAAGAATTTTGATTTTCCCGATTTGTCTTGGTGTCAGGATAGCACCACCAGACGCAAGAGTTTGATCTCTGAGCGTGTGCTTGTCAAAAATCGCTTCTGTGACGATTATATAATTTGCCGCATCAACATCATCGAATCCATATAAAAAATCCCCTTTTGATCCTTCTGTGATCGCTACCGTTTTTCCGGATTCATCTTTTATTTCTGTTTCGGGGAAATTAAATCTTTTATTAAGTCTTGACCTGCTTTGCCAATATACCAATATATCAAATTCATAATATGGCCAGTAGACATCCATACCGAGATGATATAATTCATATTTTTCGATATCATCTGATGTATATCCTCTAGCATTCAACCATCGACAGAGAGATATTGCTTGACGGTCTTTCGATATAGCTAATAATACCGCACCGCGAGGAAGGGCCACGGAGACCGTTTTCTTGACATTGAGATCAGTTATACGACTCTCGGGCCTCATATAAGACGAAAGGTCTTCCGAGGCCCCTAAAACTTCTCGAAGAGCATCCTTATAAGAGCATTTGCGATAAATCCTGACAAATTTAATAAACGAACAATTCCTTTTATTCGTTTTCGGATTTATTGGACCAGCCCATTCATTCGACCGCCAATCATGACACACACCATTTTCAGGATTAATATTAAAATTATTGCCTGTATCATAATCCAAAGGATTATTAATACAATATTCCGCACCGCTCTTCCGCGTCTTGAAATCAAAATTCGCTTCTATCCAAGCAGCAATTTTTGATGGAGATAATTTTTTATAAGTTCCGCTTAATTTTTTGCGAAACGCTACAGCATCATATTTCATATAGTTAAAATACTACGAAATCGTAAAAATGAATTTTCGACTTACCCTAGATGAACCATCTGGCAAATTCAAAGTGATATGATAATTATAAGTCCCCTTCAAGAACCTAGTCGTATCAAGCATATACTTCACAACCCATGGATTAGATCTAAATGAACCATGCCTTATCCCCATCTCAGCAGGCTCTTTATCAACAATCAATTCAGAATTTCTTGTCTCTATAGTAATCAAAGGTTGCAAAAACGGAATCAACGGGTTAACGAGATTAAAATTATAATCATACAGTGGTAACGGCATTAAACCAATTTCAAGTGGCCTATTCTCAGGAGTATGAAATTGTTGATCAAGTGGTTCAAAACCAAACCGAACAGTTTGTAATCCATCATCACAAAACCACTCATCAGGATATACCCAAAACCTATGGCAACATTTGATTAATAATGAATCGAATGCTTCATCATTAATATCGCATGGCTCGGTGCTTGGTTCTGCATCCGCACAGGGATCTGTCGGAAAATAATACCAGACATCAAAATAAACATCTGGTACAGAGAAATCATCTGGGATTAGATATGGTAAGTGATACTTCCCAGCGATAGGAATGGCTGATTCAGTAGGTTCTGTACCACAATCCCCAACATCTGTTTCTACTTCATCATGACAAAGCGGAGATGGGTATAATATATCATCAGGATCTAAAACTGGTATTGTGGCAACAAGATTATGTGGCACAACCTGAGTTTTATAAATCTCAACATGACGTATCGCATATGGATCGGTGAGAACTCCGCTCCGTAAAAAATCAACGTTAAGATCTACAACTTGACCGCGTCTTGCTGAAATACGCGGAAAAGCATTAGTAAGTTGTGTGCATGCCATATGTTTTACCTCTCTGATTTATCTTTGAGGGTGGCATATTATCCTGGCATGGATTGTCTAGGAATAGACCCCGCTTGTTTTTGTTCTCTTTTTTGGCGTTCTCTAGATTCTTTTTCTAATCTTTTCATCCACCAACCACGGTCTTCGGAAACCATAGCATTCTGTTCGAATATAGATAAATTACCATGTTCTTTTAGCTGGAATTGCTGTTCCAACAATTGGTCGTATGCCCGCTCATATTCAAGCGGGCTTAGATGGGCGAAAAAAGGATTCAGTGATTGGTAATTCGATGGTAAAAGTACCACCGCAGTCAGAACAGTCGACTTCGATAGTATTATCGATGCCTGGAGTATGTTCTCTAAGCCACTCACGAATCGTTGCCGTATCTTGTGAATGTAATCGAGTGATAAAATCACGTACTTTAAACGGGTCCCTAATACCCATCACAGTTACGATAATTTTTTCCATATTATCACTGATAGTATCATCAAGTGTCGGAGCCTCTTTCTGACGTACTAAAGATCTCCTTTTAGCAGCCAATTTATTCCGGACACCACCAGGTTTCACAAACATTTTCTTCAAAGTTTTCCGCTGAGCTAACATATCGTTAGCATCTGCGGCACGAAGAAAACGAACACCAACCCACACATCACGACCAGTAGCTTCAGTCAGATATGGCAAACCAACCTTAAACGGTTCAGATCCTAAACTCTGATTAGCCCATATAATAGTTTCAGCCAAATCATTCAAATCATACTTATGAGTGTTAACTGATTTGCAATCGTCGTTTGGACAAGTAACAGCAAATTCATATTCATTACCGTGGGTAATACCCCGTAAATAATAAAGTATGAAAATTCGATCGCCAAGTAGTAGATCAACAGGATCAAATCCATCCGGAAACTGACAACATTCACGGAATAGATAATCAATTGATTGACCGGATTGGGCTAAACGTTGAGTTGCTAGAATTTTTTCTGCAACTTGTCCCATAGCTCTAACACGCACTACACCATCTGGCCAACCATAATAGATACCACGACTAGGTAATGTACATTCTTCCCATGGGATTAATTGCTCAACAGGAGTACTAAGCAATTTATCAATAAATTCTTCAGCGTCATCGCCAGGAGCAACAAGCCCTTTTAAGTTGGCGACATGAGTATCCATTTGATTGATTTTATCATCTGGATAAATTCTTCAGCGTCATCGCCAGGAGCAACAAGCCCTTTTAAGTTGGCGACATGAGTATCCATTTGATTGATTTTATCATCTGGGTCTGGGCTTTGATCACCCGATTTATCTATTGGTTTATCTAACCCAGCGATATCAAGTTCTTCTTCATTACTCATTAGAAACCTTTAAATTAGGGATCACTATTTTAAATATTTACTATTTTACATTGTTATAACAATTTTATGATTATTGATTTTCATAATCATAATTATCTTCTTCTGTTTGATTAGTTTGATCAGCTTTTTCTGTATCTTCTTCAGCCCAATCATACGCAACAGTCATTTCCACCATTTTAACATCGCTTTGCGTATAAGTAAGATCTCCATATTTTATAATTTTTGGCCATGAATTATTAAGAGTCCATACAATAGGTTGTCCGATCACACCATTATATGTTGGTAAATAATTTTTAAGTTTTGATATTCTTTTATATGCCGAAGCGGGTCGGATACCGGTTTCTGGGTCCCAAACTCTCTTACGCCATTTTCGCATTTTTTCTATAAGACCAACAGAATCATACCAAGAAAGTTTAATATCTTCCCATATCACGCTTTTTGCCCATTTATACTCTAAGCTACCGCCAACTATCGAATCGATATTCGCAGTAAACGTTGGTAAGGTAGCATCTTTTAAATAAACCAATGGATTATTAGGATACAGTGCATCACCACTTGCCCCATCATCTTCAAAATAACTCTCAACTTCCCAAGTATATTTATAATAAAATTCTTGACGCCCACCAGCGTCTGAAAGAAGATTTGGAAATACATCTTCTTTAGGACCAGCAATTATAAAACCAGGCATTTTTCTCTCACTAAAGATTATGATATTTTTTTGTATGTGGACCAGGCATTTCTACAGCTTTTTGGAATCTCAATGTTAAAGTAATATCTGCTATATTAGAATCAGAAAAATCAGCATCAGTTGGTGTTACTTTCATCGGCCAACAATCATATAAACGATATTCCCATACTGCATCGCCAGAACCATCAAGCATCGTTAACAAACCATGTGCTAAATATTCTGACGGTTTGTTATATCGCAATTCAGGTAAAATAATCATGGTCTGAGCCCACCATTTATAAATTAACTCAGCAGTTTGATTTGATTGTGATATTGTCGTACCATCATCATCAGCTACTGTATTTAAGACTTCATAAAATGTAATATCTAATGGTTTCCATCTATGTTTACCCGGTCGATATATTTCATTCTGTCCATGATGGATAGTAATTTCATCCACTTCTGGCGATGGTCTTGTGCACTTATGCGCGAATAACATAATATCATTCGTTCCTGTACCAAACACATTAAACTCTGTATTTGCATTTGCATTCGAATTCGATTCTGTATTTGGCGTTATACTCATCATTTTTAACAAAAAACGATGTTTCCGCACTGTTTCTACAGTATGTGTCGGACTATTATATGCTTGATAAGGAAGTGGACCTTTACCTTCTGCAGCAGCACTATCTGGACAGTGAAAATATTTTCCAATTTGAAACCCAGGCATATCGATTCCTCCAATTTATTTTTACATACAACAACAGCCCATCAAGAATTCTTGATGGGCTGTTAAATAGTAATCATTATGCCCTAAGGAGCGGGACAACTCGGATCAACAGGTACCGCAT